CTTGGTTCAGATGCCAGACGCCTTGATAGTTACTGTCCCAAACATTCGCTGCGTCCGCTTGCGACGTGCTGATGCTGCTGTTCCCATAGGCCATGTAGATCACAGTGTTGTCGGTGTGCGATAAGCTCGGCACCTTCACCCAGTACACTACCGCGCCCGTCGTCGCAGTGTAGGACTCAACTTCGTGCTTTAATTGCGTGGTGAGATTCGCATTGCTGTAGAATGCCACATCGTAGCCGTTGGCATTCTGGACCTTGCCCCCGTTCGCCGTAGTTGCAAGATACGAATAGGTGCCCGCTACCAGCACCGGGAAATCCGTGTGTGTTGAAGACCCAACCTTAGTGTGGTCAATGGTGATGGTGCGGTAGTAACTGTACCCACCCCACGACGGCCAGCAGAACAGCAGAAGCATAAGGAACAGCAGGAGCATAAAGGCTTTCCGCATGGTTAGTTCACCTGATATGAAACATAGACACGAAGCGTATTCGGCGTTCCTGATACCGCCGAGATCAGCAGTGCGACTGGCACCTCCGCCGCGATACCCGCGTTGCTAAAACTGGTTGTTACGGCTTGATCCGTGTCGCACGCCAACGTGGATGTGAGAACAGCCGTGCCAGAGGTATCTGGCGTGGCCGCTGCCCGTTCGTCCAAATCAATCGTCACCGATGTAGCAGCCTTCACTGAGCACGCGACCCGCGTAATCGTGACCGCCGTCGGGAACATGAACTGGACTCGCCCACTGTCACCCGTTACTGGGTCAAACAGCGTGATAGCCTTCACGCCCGATCCACCAGCTACCTTCCATGTATTTGTCGCCGTGCACGTGTAAAGCTGGAATGGAGCCGTTGCATCAGTATCGAAGAACATTTCGCCCACCGAGCACGTCTCCGGAGCCGTTGTCCCACTCTTGACGGGCTTCGTAGATGTCTTACCACTAATATCGAAGGCATCGGGCAAATCGCTATTTGCCAATCCCGCCGCACTCACTGATCCACTGGAGACTCTCAGAAACCCACTGGCCGCGCTCAGGTCAGCGCCCGTACCGCCTTGGTTCACCGCGGCCGTGCCACTGATCTGCGAAAACGAGTAATCATTTGCCGTTGCCACCACAGCGCCGGTCCGCCCGAAAACACTGGATACGTCGCCACCGCCACACGCACCCGCCGCGCTCTCCAGCTTCGTCCCATCAGCCGCAACCTGCACGCAGCGACTGGCGGTCCAGGACGTTTGGTTCGTGCCGCCACTTGCAAGTGCCAACGTCGCACTTAGGCCAGCCGCCGTGCCGGAAGTGTTCTGGTTAAACGTGGGGAAGTTCGTTAACAGCGCCGCACTCACCGCGGGCAGTTGTGCAGAACCGTTTAACTGCACGAGGTTATTTGCCGCCGTACCCACTGTATAGCTTGTGCCCCAGGTCGAGCCGGTCGAGTTCGGCACACCTGCTCCGGGGTAGACCATGTCATTTGGTAAAGTCTGCCACGACTTATCCCCGCGCCAGTATTGTCCCGTCGTGCCTGCTGTAATAGTGGGCTCCTTGCCTGACAGATCAGTCGTAAGATTTGTAACCTGGCTCTGTGCTAAGGTTACTGGGTCAGATCCTGCAGACGCATGGTTTGAAGCATGAGCAGTTGGTGCATAGGTGGATGGTGCACCAGTCACTAGTGACCACGGAAGCCCACCCGATGCAAGCGTTCCAACTGTCGTGAGGTTCGCACTCCCGGCCCATGTCGATAGGGCAGTATTCTCAACGCTGCCGAGGCCGACCTTGGATTTCGTCAGCGTCAGCCAGGACGGGTCTGTGTAGGAACCGCTCGTGTAGACACCGTTGGTAACCGCTGAGGCAGTGCCGCTCAGGTTGGCCGTGATGGTACTGGCAGCGAAGTTCCCGCTCGCATCCCGCTGCACGACAGCGGAGGCCGTGTTCGCGGCACTGAATGTCGGCTTTCCAGTGAGGTTTGCCCACGGAAACGACCCGACTGTCACGCTGCCGAGCGTGGCAATACTTGCGCTTCCAGCCCACGTTGAGAGGGCCGTATTCTCCACGTTACCCAGGCCTACAGCCGTAGAGTTCAGTGCCTGCCACGACTTATCCCCACGCCAGTATTGCGCTGTCGTACCCGCTGTGATAGTGGGTTCCTTGCCTGACAAGGCCGTCGTAAGATTTGTAACCTGCGACTGAGCAATAGTTACTGGATCGCTACCATCCGTTGCGTGGGATGACGCATGAGCTATAGGTGTGCCAGTCACTAAGGTCCAGGTATTTGTGGACGAGCACAAATAGAGATTTTGCCCAGCCGTCGCGTTAGTCTTAAAGAACACATCCCCCACTGTACACGTTGCAGGCGTGGTTGTACCGATACTGTAGGGGTTCCCAGTAATATGCTCCCACTTAATTTGAGCGTGACTGGCCCCGGTCCACAGGCACAGGAGTACGACGGCTCGCAATAGTGTTCTCATAGTGTTCCTGCTCATGTTATTATACCATGCGGTATGCTTGGACCGGGGCTAGCCCCTGTTCCGCATTTTGCATAACAGCTCCGCAAGTATGTCAAGTCCGGTTTCAAAAGCCGTATCAGAAGCTACTCGCTCCCTTGGGTCAAGCCGAATATGTAGCAGCTCGTGAATAACGGCTTTCTCATAGATAACATCTGGCGATTCACCACCAATAAGGGGTACTCCAAGGTGGGTTTCAGCCCGTACAATGTCACGCCACTTAAACACTAGAATACGGGCGGAGTGCCTCACGGGGTTCATTAGGACAGTAGCATATAGGAACTCATCCTTGTCAGCCCGTAAGTCTTCCTGTGTGCCATAAGCACATGATATATCCCAGTGGTCCAGTTGTAACCGGGCCTTCCAGTATTCCATAATGGCTTTGATGCTGGTAAGGGTCACTGGGAACTCCTAGCCTTGTGGCCCTCCAGGCGGCTGTGGCGCCATTTGCTGCGCCTGCAATGCTAGTTGCTGTTGCTGAATAGCCATTCTTTGTTGTTCAAGAGCAGCTTGACGGTCCGCTTCTAGCTTCTGGAACTCCATTTCCTGGAGTTTAAGCCCGATGTCCGCGACCGCCTGTTGTGTGGTATTCTGCGATTGGATGAGCTGCGGGACCATTCCCACAACTTGGGGCATGAGTTGTTCCTCGGCAACCATTGCAGCCCGGCGCGCTTCAGCCGTACCGGGGTCCGTAACGATGTTGTCAATATCCCGAATAGTGGGACGGAAGCTCTCGACAATCCGACGAAGCAACTGGTCCTGATTGATGTACGGCATCCACGCTTGTGGGTTCTGCCCGACAATGTTCATGAACTGGACAAGATTTTGGAGCGTATTAGCCTTGTCGAGCTGCTCGGTGATGCCGCCAACCTTTACGTCATAGTCGCCTTGAACTAACTCAAAGATCTTCTCGCGGCTCATACTCGCCAGTTCTTTGGCGCCTACTCCGAGAATTGTTGGAATGCGCGGGTCGGATGATGTAGCAATGAACTGCATGAGCAGATCCAGTGCTTTCTCAACAAGCGGTTTAATGGCGCGGGCTTCGACATCCGAGGCCATTGCTCCAAAGAAACTCTCCTGATTTGCCTGTTTGGCCTCGATTTCAGTAGCGGTTTGTACACCACGGTAGCGGGGCAGGGCTTGCTGAATCTCGCTAACCATACTGCCCTCTTGGTGTGAGCGGTCCAGTTGAGCGGAGACTTGGACGGCGCCCCCCGACACATCCTCAAACGGAATGGGCCGGATACCCGCAGTGTCCTTGAACATGTCGTTACGCCGGAAGATCTTGCCTGGAAATAGCCCGGTATCAAAATCCTCTTTGTTTTCATATACATCGGGCATGACCTCAAATACAGGCAAGAGCCTGAAGATGAGGGTGTCGATGCTCAGATTGGCGATTTTGTTGATTCCCTGGTTGATGGCCCGGACCATCTCGATGAGGCCAGTACCCTCCGGGCGGAGCGGGAACGAAATAGGCGAGAACGCAATATACGGGGGCTTGTTGTCCCAATTTGTCATCGCGGAATACTGGAGAACTTCAGTATCATTGGCAATGACTACATGTCCGTGCTCCTCCACTACTTCATCGTCAATGATAATAGGGCCGTAGTACTCAGTGAGTTTGACAAGACTTGCAGTTTGTGACGGGCCGTCCAACGCACTACTTCGGTCACCAAATCGGGCATAACCGCGCTTTTGCTCCTCGGTGATCTTCATTGAGGAAAGCGCCCGTACCTGCTCCTCGTCGAACTTTCCGGTTCGCGCAATCTGCAATAGCTTCCACTTCGGTACTTCGATCTCCTCAATAGTACCATTCAGCTCATCAAAGGTAGACCCTGGGAGCCACCAAAAGTTATAGGGGTCAACAGCCTTAATAATAAGCTGGCCCTCGGGGTACGTTATACGCTTCAGGCTGTCGCCTTCGGCTATTACTTTCTGGCGGGGCACTTGGTCCCACCAGCACTTAATGACTCCAAACCCAATGATAAAGCTGACCTTTAGGGCTTCAGCAAACGCCTCCTGATAGTTTGCTTTCTCCATAAAGACACGGGTAAGATCCGTCATTTGATCGGCCCGCGCCGTCATCACCAGATCGTCCGGGTTAATAGCTTCGATTTGCCAGGGCTTTTGAGAACTTTGTAGCAGCCGCTTAATAGTTGATGCGGCCCGTTCAACCGCAGCCCAGCTCTTGGGCAGAAACACTTTTGACTGCCAATCGTCCTTATCGGACCAATCTTCTTGGCCGCGGTACATCCGCCAGCATTCGTCCCACAGAAGCTGTTTATCTTTGCGGCCACTTTTCAGCTTGTTTTTCCACCCAATTACAAAGTTTACGATGCTCGCGTCATCCGGGCGCTCCGGCGCCTCAAGGCTCTCAGTGGGGAATGGCGCACCCGTATTCAACAACGGCTCCGCAAGACCCTGAATATCCGCGGGGTCTATTGCTGCTCCCTCCATTGTAGGGGCTTCACCGATACCGCCGAGGCCGGATAGTGGACCTTGCGGTGGGGGCCCGTACACGTCGCTTGGAAAGGACGCCTGTAGACCAATAGGTCCTACTTCTTGGTTAACATATTGCTGGGTGGGGTCACCCAACATGCCCGGAACAGGCATCGCGCGCATAGGTTTATTTGGCATGTTACTTAGCCCACTTCTTTACCATTATAGGAAACTTTACGTCTTTTCGCTGTTGTGGCCGCGGGATCAGTAACATCAAATATTTACAGTCGTCAAGGGCATGATTGTTGACATCTGCAATAGCCTCCCGTGGATTTCGGGAGGCCAACGCCTCTTTAGCCCCAGCATAGACTGCCCGTTCAAACTCCCAAATTATCATGGGGCAACAATCAAATATTCTAAAAGTGGGACTCTCCGGGTTTCCCCAATGCTTACGCATCTGTCCAAGCCAGGCTGCCTCGTCGTTAGAACCTAGTATCAGCTTCGTTACACCCTGTTCAATAAACTGGTCACGAATAGACGCTCCATTGCCGTCACGGCCAAAGTGCCTCAAATCAGCAATATGCGGGTCTGCCGCGATCGAACGTATCTTGGTCCAATAGGGACAGCTTAGCATCTTTGCAGAGAACTCAATAATGTTCTTGCAGGGCTCATATAGCTCCCAAACGCAGTACCACACTCCATCGTAATGTGTGTAGACATGAAAGCTACTTGGGTTACGCAATCCATAATCAAAGCCGCCCCAATAAATTTGCTCGTTTGGAAACTCGGGATAGGGCGGAGACAACACGATATTAGCACGATTGGTTGTGATCTCTGGAAACACCCTTTCCCCAAATAGGGCCCCATAGTCAATATCGTATTCCCGCGCAAACTTAGCGGGACTCATGCCAGACATAGCCTCCTCGCGCCACTGCTCCGAACGTTTCGCGGGATCAGCGGTGTGATGAAGCGTTACAACGCAAAACTTATTAGCAGCGTTCAACCGGATATTGAGGCCGGTGGATTGGTGCAACATAGTGTGCTGCGCATTTGTATCAATAGCCAAAGCGGGGACATCATACAGCAACTGTATTACATTATCCATCTGA